ATGGTGGTAGATGCTACACCAAAGAAAACAGCATTTATGGACAAGCGTTCTACTCATGAAGACAGAATTAAAAAAGATGAGGAAGAACTAGAACTACTAAAGAAACAAGCTCAAGGTGAAACCGAAACTCAAGAATCTGTTCCTACAGAAGAGAAAGCAGAAGATGAGGAAGAACCGAAGAATGCTGAAGAGAGAACTTTCAAAAAGCGTTATGGAGACTTACGAAGACACTCTCAAGAAAAAGAAAAGCAGTTTCAAAAACAATTAGATGATTTAAAATCTCAATTAGAACAAGCAACTAAAAAAGAAATAAAGTTACCTAAGACAGAAGCTGAAATAGAAACATGGGCAAAAGACTATCCTGATGTAGCTGCTATTATAGAAACTATAGCTATAAAGAAAGCTAAAGAACAGTCTGATGCTTTAGAGCAAAGAATAAAAGAAATTGATGAACTAAACGCAAGAACATCAAAAGAAAAGGCAGAGGTAGAATTATTACGTATTCACCCTGACTTTGCAGAGATTAGAGAAAGCGATGACTTTCATGAATGGGCAGATGAACAGCCTAAATGGGTACAGGATGCATTATATGAGAATAGTGAAGACGCTAG